TTTATATATATGAAACTCGATCAACTCAGGAAAATTATTAGAGAAGAAGTACGAGCAGCTGTTAAGGAGGAGTTACAAGATGTAATGAATGAAGCGGTAAAATATGCTTCTACTCCACAGACACCATCAGTACAAAAATTCGCTGGCTACAAACCAGTAAAACAAAAAGATGTAAAGAGAACCTGGTCTACAGGTAATCTTAATACAGGAACAATTCCTTTAGAAGAAATGCTAAATCAAACTGCTAAAGAAATGACACCTGCTGAATTTAAGAATATCACTAATGCTCAACCACCTGTTGCTCCCAATTTAGCCTCTTCTATGGCAAATAGTATGGGAATGGCAGATGCACAACCAGGTATTGATATTAGTAAATTAGATTTTGTATCTAAAGCGAAAGCAGTATTAGATGCATCTTATAAAAAAGATAAAGCAAGATTAGGATAATATGGCATTTGAAGTTAAAAAAATTAACCCTTTAGACTTACAGCCCCGTAAGGCAGTCGGAGTAAACTTACCTTTCTCTGCAAAAAGCGTTTTTTCTTCTAACTATCAAACTAAAGATTCTATTAAAAACAACCTTATAAACTTCTTCTTAACTGGTAAAGGAGAGAGATATTTAAACCCAATGTTTGGAACCGGGTTGAGAAATATGCTTTTTGAAAATATTACTCAAGAAAAACTCAAAGAAATTGAAATGCTAGTTAAAAATGTTCTAGAAGTTTACTTCCCAAGAATTGAACCAGATAGAATAGAAACAGCATCTGACCCAGACTCCAATTTAGTTACATTCTATATGTCCTACTCTATAAAAGACACAGGAATAACAGATGAACTACTTATTAATATAGCTAACTAATGGCAGAGACTAGAGACATAAAATATATAAACAGGAATTTTGACGACTTCAAGTCACAGCTAGTAGAGTATGCTAAAGCATATTTTCCTGACGCCTATAACGACTTCTCACCTACCTCACCAGGTATGTTGTTTATCGAAATGGCTGCTTATGTAGGTGATGTACTTTCCTTCTACCAAGATAATCAGCTACAAGAAACCTTTCTACAACATGCCAAAAACCCAGGTAATCTATATGCATTAGCGTATATGATGGGGTATCGACCTAAAGTAGTGAATGTAGCAGAAGTAGAGCTAGAAATCTCTCAACTAGTAGATGCAATCGGAACAGAGTATAAACCTGATTTCGATCAAGCAATTTCTATATCAGAAAATAGTACAGTCAAATCAACCGCACAAGGTCAACAGGTATTTTTATTGCAAGATAAGGTAGACTTTAATTTTTCAAGCTCATATGACCCTACAGAAATAACTGTGGCAACTTTAACTAATAACGAACCTTCAGAATTCTTACTTAAAAAGAAAACTAGGGCATATTCTGGTAAAATTAAGACCATCACAGAATCATTTACAACTTCAGAAAAGTTTGCAACAATTAATATTAACGATGAAAATATAATCGGAGTATTAGACATTACAGACAGTGATGGTAATGTATGGACAGAAGTACCCTTCTTAGGACAAGATACAGTATTCTCAGAAGAAGTAAATACTAGCTCTGATAAAAGCCAAGCTCCTACTATTTTAAAACTGAAAAAAGTTCCTAGAAGATTTGTTTCTAGATTTACTTCAAAAGGAGTATTACAACTACAATTTGGAGCAGGAGTAAGCACAGAAGATGATGTAGAATTTTTACCTGATCCAACCTCTATTGGCTACGGAACTAGACAAGGGACTAAAAGATTAGACTGGGCTTATGACCCATCTAACTTCCTATTTAGTAAATCATACGGGCTAGCACCATCTAATACTACTTTAACAATAAGATACACTGTAGGCGGAGGCGTAACATCAAATGCACCTGCCAACTCTATAACTACTATAGATGCTATAAATACTACAGCAACAGATTCATCCAAAGTAGCAACACTTAGATTTAATAATCCTCAACCAGCACTTGGCGGTAAGGACGGAGATACAGTTCAAGAAATAAGAGAGAACTCTTTAAGATCTTTTGCCGAGCAACAACGTACAGTTACTCTACAAGATTATACAGTTAGATCTCTAGCTCTACCTCCTAAGTTTGGATCTGTAGCTAAAGTATATGTAACTCAAGACAGTTCAACAAGAAGCTCAGAAACAGTTCTCAGCGACAACAGACTAGCACTTTCCCTATATGTACTTGCTTATGATAATAACGGACACCTTACTGCGGCTAGCTCAACACTTAAACAAAATCTAAAGACATACATCTCTCAATTTATGATGT